ACCGAGCTGTCGCGAATCTGAGCGAACATTCGGTAGGCGTCGATTTTGATGCGGCCAGGCTGCTCACCGAACTCGCTGCAGATGCTGGCTGCCGAGATGTTGTCCAGGGCCACGCTGGAGAGCTGGCCGAGAACTGCGGTGCCCACAGAGCAGGTGTAGCCGGTCTGGCTGTTGATGTAGGTAGCCAGGTCGCTGATGGTGGGGAAGTCCGCCAGCGTGATGCTGAGGTTCCCGCCGGCTCCGCCCACGACCGTGGTCGAGAGGGTGGTGTCGGTGATGGTCAGAGCTGCCGTGGTGCCGAGGTAGCCAATCTTCAGGGCGATTTCTCCGCCTGCAATCAGCTCTTCGTTGATGTTGTCCGTCTGGCGGTTGACCTGCAGGTTGGCCTTCAGTTCAGCTGCGCTGGACAGGAGCTTCGCAGCGCCGGTCTTGCTGACCCATGCCACTGCACCCGAGGTGCCGAGCAGGAACGCGGTGCGGGACAGGAGGTCCGTTCCGCCAGCCGACTCACAGATTTCCAGAGCCTTGCCGAGCCCATCGATGGGGTCGCCGGCCTCATTGCTGATGACGACAGGCGAGAAGGACTTGGCGTCAGTTACCGCCGCGATTGCAGCAGCCGGCACGTCAACGGGGTTGGTGATGGTTCCAATGACAGGCGAGGGGGAGGCCTTGCCAGCGTCACTGAGCTTGATAGCCCGGAGAGTGGACGAAGTGACGAGGGTCACGACATAGGCACCCACGTTCTCCTGAGAAGCACCGGCCACAACAGAGCCGACAGGGATGATGAGGGTGTCGCCTGCGACAGGGGCATTGGTCCATGCGCCACTGCGAGCAAGCTCGATGACCGTCGCGCCAGCGCCACCCGGATTGGCATCGAGTGCCAGGGTGCCGGAGACGCTGAGGATGACGCGGTCGACACCGCCAGAAGCTGCAACACCCGAGAGGGCGTTGACCTGGGACACGAAAGCTGCGGGCTGGATGTTGGCGACCGTGGTCATGCCGATGGCAGCGCCACCGTTGACTCGGAAGTCGATGCCGACGGTGCCCACCGGAGGGATGAAGCTGAAGGAGCCAGTGCTGGGAACCACTTCAGAGGTGGACGCTGCAACCTGCCAGTAGATGAGGTTGCCGAGCTTGCCGTACGACTTGTCTTTCAGGGTACCCCAGGTGCCGCCGGCCTGCTTGCCGAGAGCGCCGCTGGCCTTGGTGCTGAGGTTGGTCTTGACGAGAACGAATCGATTGGGAGAACCGACGATGTTCGGGTCATTGGCAGGAGCCGCCGCGTTGCGGAAGGCATCCACCAGTGGGCCGCTCTTGTACTTGCTGACGACAGCAGCGAGCTGGTCGGGGCCGAACGAGTTCGTCTCCAGGTCCGCTTCAGAGTTGAAACGAGGTCCTGCATCGGCCTCACCGATGAGCATCAGGATGCCCGTGGCCGCGAGCCCGCTGTTCGCGGTCTGCACCTTGATGCTGCTGTAGGCACCCGGGATAATCAGCGTGCCTGCGTCGGTAACGTACGATTGAGCCATGGTAGCGGTTCTCCTGAATTCTGTTGAGAAGATTAAGACCCGGTGGGCTTACTTCTTACCTGAGGGTTTGGTTGGGACGCCTTTCTTGCCGGCGGCGGTAGCTTCCTTGTTGTCTTTGAGCCACTTGCTCTGCTCTGGGCAGGCGTGACCCTTGTCTGCTGCCACGGTCTTGCTGCAGTGGGCGCACACTCGGGTCCTGTCGCCCTCGTCTTCACCCTTGCCGAAGGCGCCAGCGATCTTGCCGAAAATCCCGGGCTTGACAGGACGGGCTGCGTTCTGAACGGGACCAGCCGACCGGGTCACGCCGGCTGCTTTCGGGGACTTGAGACCGAGAGCTGGCTTGGGGGCTGCAGCTGCAGGAGCCGCCGGCTTGGGCTGGAATGCCCCGCCTGCTGCTGCCTGGAAACCTGCTGCCCTTTGGGCATGCTCTGCTGGACTGGGCATCTTTGGGCCAGGACCAGCCGGTGGAGCCTTGGCTGCTGCGTGGGCCGCACTGATGGGGTCAGCCTGCTTGGCGGCGTCCACCATGATGCCCTTCTCCAGGCCGGTCTTCATGGCAGGTGCCTTGGGGGCGCTGGTCGGGACCGAGGTACCCATGTTGGCGCCGCTTGGGGGCTTGGCCATCGGTGGTGCACCAGCCGACTTCTTGAGCTTGGAACCGGGCAGGATCGCCCCACCAGACCCTGCGGTCTTGCTGGACTTTCCTGGCTTGTTGACATGGGCAGACTTCTTGTCGTCGGGGGTCTTGCTGCCTGAGACGGTGTGGTTGTCTTTCTTGTTGCCCTTGGCATCCACCAGCTCAGACTTCTTGGCTTCGATGACGGTCTTGTCTTTACCTGGCTTGACGGTGTAGTCTGCACCAGGAGGGGCGGGGGCGGGCTTCTTGTCACCGTGGACGATGATTTTGTCGACTGCTTTGTCCATGTCCTCGGCCTTGTCCATGCACTTCTTGTCCAAGGGGTGCGACTTGCCGCAACCCTTGCAAAGCTCACTCATCGCCATGGCTGGACCAGTGCCCTCTTGAGCACTCTTGTCCACACCCTTGGGATTCACCTTGCCTGGGGGCACATCCTCCACACCAGCACTGGCCTGACTGGCCTGGTTGTGCTTGTGATTGGGGATGAGGGCCTTCTTCAGCTCGCGACTGCGTAGAGCCTCGATTTCCTTCGCGTAGGCGTCAACCTTCTCGCGAGTAGCCTTGATGAGAATCTCTCGGGCTTCCTCTGGTGAGTACATTTTGTCGTCAGCCACGGGGGTGTCTCCTTCAGTCTTGGAAAAGATTGTTACCGGGGCCTCAGATTTCACGGTGACCTGGGTCGAACCAGGTTTGAGACCCGCATTGGCGGTACTGTTGAGATGTGCCGTCAGCATGCTGTGAATCTGCTTGCCTTGAGGATGGCTGGCGAGAGCCGTCAGGAAGGGGGCGTGGTTCATGTGAGAGGTGATGTGCTTGCCGCGAGATGGGTCGCCCTTGGGCATCGCCTTGAGAGCGCCCATGAACCCCTCAACAGTGTTGTGCATCGCTGGTGCCGGGGCCTGGCTGGGGAGGTTTTTCTGCAAGCCTTTCTGGACCAAGTCGTGCAGGCCCTTAAGGCCCATCTGGTTTCCCGCATCTCGCACCATCTGCAGCGCAGTATGGAGTGGGACCTTGTGGGAGTGCGGAGTGAAGCCCTCACCAGAGGGCTCGGTGAACTTGCCGGTCACAGCGCGGTGTGCTGCATCGTGCATGACGGTGTTCAGCTCTTTGTGGAAGTCTTCATCCTTGATGGGCACGCCAATCTGCTTCGACAGCTCTCGCTGCTTGTGCGCCGCCAGCCACTCCCAATGAACAGCCCTGAGGGCCTCATGTGTAGTGCGATGTGTGCCGAGCTTGCCCATACGACGGCCTTCACCGTAAATCTTGTTCAGCTCGGGCAGCGTGAGGGCATGTGCCAACTCGTGAATCTGACGCCAGGCGTTGGTGTAGTTCTCGTGCCCAAAGTTTGCTCCCGCTTCTGGGCTCGGGTCATAAACCATCAGGTGGCCGGTGTTGTAGTTCTTGTTGGCCAGGTCGGGCTTGCCATACTTGCCGCCGGCGTAGTAGGTCTTGTAGCCGTGGTCATGGACCAGACCCTCAGCCTCAGGCAGCTTGCCGTGGTAGTTGTAGTGCAGTAGGTCCGGCTTCGAGCCGGGCTTCACATCACCGTAAGGCAACGCGAACTGCTTGTAGGTGCTGACCCCAACACCAGCTGCCTGCTCATTGGTCGGGTGCTGACCAGGGGGCGGCTTCGGTGGGGTGTCCATGTGTGGATGGGCACCTGGAGCATCGGCCTTTGTGAGGCCGGGGAGCTGAGGGGCAGCGAGGTCTTCTTCGTGGTGGCTACTGTGGCCATCGTGCCACTCGTAGTTGTGGGGATGGGCTCGAACTGGAGCCTGGTCGGCCAGAAGCTCAGCCAGGCTGTTCTTCATCAGGTAGGCAACAAGTTCTGGGCTGAACTCGCGCTCTGCCTTGTTCACCGGGTCGAGGTCGTGCATCTTCGTGAAGTCGAAGTTGATGCGAGCGTGACCGTGACCTGGG